TAGCAATAGACTCATAAGAGTTAGTGCTTAAATGCCCACTTATTTGTGAAGCAATAATTCCGGGAATCGGACTCATTATGCAATGTCTCCATAAATGGTCCAGCTATTTGTTGCATTTTTTTGAAGGGTACAAACTGAATACTGAGCGCGGATTTTGGGTGCTGCTGCTGTTGCTCCGTTTGAAGTCACGGTAGTTGTTCCTGAAGTTGTTGCCTGAACTGTTAACTGCCCTGTTCCTGTTTGCTGAATATGGATCTGGGTTCCGTTAGGGAAAGCATAAGTAGCATCTGTTGGGATGTTGATTGTTCCCGCAGTCGTTGAGTTAGAGGCAAGCAAGAATTGACCAGCATCACCAGCAACGACTGTGTAAGCATTTGATGTAAATGATGGAGTTGATGTTCCCTGTGTGATTACTGGGGTAGCAATTGTTGGAGCCGTTCCAAGAACGAGTGATCCAGTACCAGTAATAGCATTGAAACCAACATACTCATAATCCCATGATGCAGCAGTTGTGCCTGAGTTAAGGATTGATGTGACCTTGACGCTTACTCCGCTAGGAATAGCGACAATTGCATTAGCGCCAGATGATTGAACTGTAACTACGCCTGTTGAATTGTTCTCAATAAGGTAGCGAGTTCCAACTGTCATGGTTGTAGCAACTGGCATTGTTACAGTCTGGGTTGTTGAGCCTGTAAAAAGTTGTTGATTGTTGCTGGCGTTTGTAAGGGTTGTTGTTCCTGCTGCTGTGGCAGTTGTGGAATATCCAAGAATGAAGTTATCAATAATTGGAAGAGACAAAGTAGGTGAGGTTCCAAATACAAGTGATCCGGATCCAGTTTCATTTGTTACGGCTGTTGCAAGATTGGCTGAAGTAGGAGTCTGAAGGAATGTTGCTACACCAGTTCCTAATGTCCCGATAGTGTTTACAAGGTTATTAGCCTCATCAAAGTCAATTGCTGTTGGAACTGGGTAAGTAACTGCGCCAGTTGTATGAGAAGAAGCTGATGTATTGTCATATCCGCGAGTTGTAATAGTGACGATAGTTCCAGAGCGGGATGTCGCTAGGATCTTTTCTTCACCAGCAAGTCCTGGATCGATTACAAATGAAAATGAGCCGGTAGGCCAGTTAGTGGCATCGGCAACGGTAACGGTAGTCGCGCTGTTAGTGATGGATGATGTAATCGTTGTTGGAGTTGCAGCACCCTTATATTCGCGTCTTGCCATGTTAACCTACTATCTCTCTGAGTTGTGCGTAGAAAATACCGCGTGGTTGTCCTTCAATGTCTATCGCTTCTGGCAACCACTGATAATCATACATTATCACTTGGTAAGATGTTTCAGCGACCTGTAAAGTTGAAATTGTCTGGTTCTGATGCAGCCCTACAAGGAAGTTAACTTCCTTTTGAACATCAAATGCCCAGTCTTTATCGCCAATCATTATGGTTGGGAAGAGCATGATTGGTACATCCCATTGGGCTGTACGAACTGGAGCTGGGTAAGAGCGCAATGTCCATCGGTTAACGATTGGGCTTACGCCACCTGTCGAATTAAGTTGGAAAACAAGTTGGTAATTTTCTCCACGGAGTTGACCACATGGGAAAGCGGATGTTGGAGATACGCTTCCTTGGACATCCGAAATACCAATCTCATGGACTTTATCTAGGGTTAAATCTGAATCGTATTCATCGTTAATAATGCCAACTTTGATTGTTCCGTGAAGTGGCTCATGCTTAAGGTCAAGGAACATAGCAACCTTCTGATCTGAAATACCGTAAGCAATAACTCCAGATACCAAAGTTCCTGAAGCCACTGGGGTATTAGCAAGTTCGCTAAAAAGTCCTTTGCCATCAACAGTAAAAATTCTTACATCGTTAAATGTTGCCACTGTGCGTACAGTTCCAGTGACAGCCCCAGAATTATTAGCCATGAGATCTGCTGCGTAAGCAGGAGTAAGCGCAGAAGTAAATGTGGTGAGATCCATGCGACCTAAACCGGTATTTGAATCGTAATTAGACAATCCGTACCAGACAAATCGATCCTGACCTTCAAAGCAATACACTGGATCGTAAGTTGGGATGATTGATCCAATAACCAATGAGCCGTCAGCATTACTTGTGCAGAAGCGCACTCCCAGATCAGTGCCGATAAGAATATATCCAAGATATTCTCCCAATGAACGAACGATCTCACCATCAGGAAGTTGACCAGCCACAATAGGAATATCAAGAGCTGTGCCATCTGCCTTAATTGCCGTGCGGTAAATAAATGATTTATCGCCTGTGTATCCTGCTGCATAAATTTGTGAAGGAGATCCTACGACATCTACCCAAGTGAAATTTCGGGCGGAAAGATCAAGTAGGGCTGACCCCATAGCGCCAGAAGTGGTGACATTGTAGAGTTTTCCTTCACCTGCTGCGATAAGGCGTGATTTAACAAAGCGCACCAAACTAAGGTTTGTTGAAGTAGTTGCATAAGAACTGGTTGTTGTGATACCAGTATTGCTTGAATAAACACCATCGGTTCCACGCGCCATCCAGATGTTATAGCCATCTGTGGTCATAGATACTGCTGCGCTAGGAGTGCCAGCAGTGGTAACTGAAACCCAACTAGCCAAATCTGTTGATCTTTTAATTGTAGTCCCGTGCATGATATAGCAGTAAGCACCAGCAACGATTGCTTGAACATTGGAATCTGTGGTTGTGTATTTGCGCCCAGTATCGTTAAGGAGTTTGATCTGCCACGGGGTCCATGGATCAATACCCATCGAGTCGTGGTAACGACTGATCTGGCTTGTTGCACGGTCTAAATAAACTTGACCTTTACCGTACTGCCATGATTCCTGCGATCTGCGCCAAAATTGTTCTGGGGAAACTGATTGCTCGCCAGGAGTAGAAGAAGCATCTGCCTGTGTACGAAGTAATGGAAGAGAGTTGCGCTTAAACTTTGCTCCCCAAACTCCAATGGAATTTGCATCCCATTCAAGTTGGTAGGCGTGTCCACCAAGGCTTATTGGAAATGGATAAGGAACGATTGAACTAAAAGATGTTCCACCGTAATAAGCTGGAGAAGGACTGAAATAGGGCGTGTTATATTTTTCAATGTAAGCCATTGTTACGCCTTAAAGTTTGGATACAGTGCGTCTAATCGGGCGGCTTCTGCTGCAATGCGTTGCTGGCGAAGGATCTGCAAGTTACGAGATGACTGCATGATTGCTCCAGGTGGAACTTCGGAAGCGCGACGAGTATCTCCCTGACCTTCTGTAAAGTTACGTTTGATTTCGCGACCAGACATAAGGCGAATCGCTGCACCAATTGGTGGAAGATCTTGTGCGCTTGGAAGCAATCCACTTGAAGATACATTGGCAAGAGTAGTTGTAGGCATAGTTAGCAATGATCGATAAACTACGCGTAGATTATAGCCAGGATAAGCAGGTTCAAATAACTGCATAGAAAGTCCTGATGGGAATTGAGTAGTAATTGCATTGCGGTTTAAGCGCCATCCATTTGTATGGATGCGTGGGTTATCTAACTGAGGCCCAGGTGTTAGGTACTTAACTTCATAAATTGAAAGAAGGCTGTCTGATACTGGGCCTAGATCGTAACCATTGACGATTGCATTGTAAGTTAGATCGACTGTACCAATTCCAAAAAGTCCTGAAGATGGAGAAGAAAGATCATTAAGATCGCCAGATAAAGCCTTCCAGATTTCATCATCTGTAAAGCGTGGCGCTACACGAACGATGCTTCCCACGGCAGCGTTAGCGTCAATAGATCCATCTTCACCACCTGAAACGTGAGCTACTTGGTTTTCAACTGACCATACATAAAATGTATTAAGACCAATAGACAAGCGAGCGCCAGCACGAATTCCGTCTGGAGTATATGAAAAAGTAAGGGTCGATCCACCTGCTGTATAAGCAACCGCTAATTTGTTGCGATTCTCAGCATACCCATTCATTAAGTATGAACGAGTAGTGCCGATCCAGTCATTGCCAGTTGTCATAGGTTCACCGGTGTTATGTTAGGGGTATAGACGCTTTGACCAGTGATGGACTGAATTGCGTCAACTGTCTTTTCAATGTTCTTAGCCTGACCAGGCATTACTTTGCCAGACTCAACTTCAAATCTTGTTTCAGCTTTTGACATAAGTTCCGCAGCACCATCAATACGAGGCGGTTGTAGCCCCTGTGCGCGCATTGCTTTGTAAGCTGGCATATCTTTGTTCCAACGCTTTTCGCGGGCTTCTACGGCCTCTGCACCTGGTCTGCGGGTAGGTGCTGTGCCAGAGCCAAAAGAAATGTTTTGAATTTTGCAAGCAAAACATTTGCCCGCTTCACAATCTTGATGGACAACTTTTTCTGAATCCATGTCAGGGAATCGATCAGCAGATGTAGCATCACATCGCGAGCATCCCCAAAGGATTGGAGTAAAATTTATGTCACGATCAAAGCCCCACTTGAGGGCAATATTTGCGTGATCGCAATCCATTTTACCCCCTGGGTCAATAGACAATGTTAGCACCATAACCTGCTGCGGTTAATTCCATTGCTTCAGTATCAGTGATTTGATACGAGCGACCACCGTAGTAAACCTTCTTAACGCCAGGGGTAACACTGACAAGGTTGCCTTCGTAATCATAAATTTTTTGTTCTTGCCATACGGCTGGTTGGATCTCGCTAATTAGATTATTTGTGTTGACCCATACATTTGAACCGCGAGGAATAGAAGGTTTGAAATAAGCAAATGGGCGTTGCTGGTATTTAGGAACATTTGGGGAAACCACTGGAACGAATATCGGTGTTGGGGGTGTAAATGTTGGCATCCAAGTTCCTATCTAAAGCGATGAAGCGGGGGTAGGGCGAGAAAGGTGTTAAGCGCCCTACCCCCAAGTATCAACTACTGACCGAGTGCAGAACCTGACTCGATGCGGTACAAAGCAGCCTGACGGAATACAGAGTATCCGACGAAGTGCTTCCAGCCAACACCAGTGAAACGACGGAGTGTATCGATCACAGGGACATCAACGATCATCGCCTGTTCTCCATATCCACCACCAGTTGAGTATGCCTTAGCAAGTGCCTGGCGACCCATTACAAGTGTACCGTAAACGTCAACAGCAGATACAACGAGTGTAAGTGATGTTCCTGCGTTTACATTTGAAAGTCCAGCAACAGAAACTGTAAGAGTTGTTGTTGAAGGAACTGTTGCTACTGTGAACTGAGTGTTAAAGCCGAGCTGTGATGTTGAACCTGTACCTGATGTTGCTGTAGCGCCTGAGATAGTGAGTGTGTCACCAACTGCAAGACCATGAGCAGCAGAAGTAGTAAGAGTTGCAACTGAAGAAGCAACAGCAATTGTTGAAATTGTGTATGAGTTTGTTCCGCCATCTGAGAAGAATGGTGCGCGTGGTGTTTCCATGAACTGTACGCCCTGGAAGTTACCGATTACACCATTGTAGATACCTGATGGATCAGAGTAAACGTGTGGATCTGACCAGTTAGTTCCACCTGTAGCGCCACGGAAATCGTATGAAGCGTCTGGGTGGATGATGCCCTTGTACATTCCGTTGAATGTTGGGACATTGTTCTTGCGAAGGTTAGCAACTGCCTTGCGAACCATGTCACCTGTGAGAGTGTTGGTCTTTGCAAGTCCAGCGCGTGTTGTTCCTGCTGCGTAAGCAACATTTGTACCAGCACCAGCAGCAGTACGAGCGATGCCGTCTGTTGAGATACCAGCGTTCCAGCCGACTACGTTAGCAGCGATTGGGTTAACTTCTAGGAATGCTGTTGCACCCAACTTTGAAGTCAACTGAACTGCGTTACCGTATTCAAGTGGTGTAACTGTTACATAGGAGTCAGACATTGCTACTGGAGTAACATCTGAAGTTTCTGTAAGAGCTGTTGTTGCTTCTGCAAGATCTGAAGCGATTGTGAATGTTACTGATGTACCGCGTGATGTTGCGTTTGTCGCTTGGACTTCTACGAGTGCATCGTAGTAAAGCTCTGGGCGTAGTGCGTAGTAAGCAAGTTGCTCATACGCCGCCTTTG